CGGAGGTGACATTGGGGATCTGGTCGCAGGACGAAGCCGTCGAAGTCACCGGCGACGACCAAGACTGGCCCGGCAGCGAACTGGTGGAGTTCACCGAGGAACCGTGACCGACGAGCTGTACCCAATCCCGGCAAAGCCGACGACCTACAAAGGCGTTCCGATGAAGTCCGGCAACGAAGTGACCATCGCTCGAGCACTCGACGACGTAGGACTCGCCTGGAAATACGAAGCCGTCCGATACGCCGACAACCGCGACTACTACACGCCCGACTTCCACATCACCATCGAAGTCGTAGGCCTCGCCGGATTCCCGTCCAAGCAAAGCTGTGTCCACGTCGAAGCCAAGCCGTACATGAACGACGAGAAGATGCTGCGCCACGCGATACGTCGCGCGCAGATCCTCGAACAATCCACCGACGACCCGTTGCTGTTCGTCGGTCTGCAGGAGCTCCGCGCATCGCTCGCTGGCTGGCTGATCTCAGGTGACGGCTCAGCCGTGCTAGGCGCAATCACACGTCGACGCAAGTATGAGACGGCGGGATTCAAGAGCGTTGAAGAACCGTGCCTCTATATCGGGCAATACGCCGAAGCCTGGCTCGACGGCTTCAACGCGGCCAGCTTCGACCAGCTCGTCCTCCCCAACTTTCGGGACTTCCGATGACGACCTGGATCGTCATCCCCAACTGGGATCGCTTCCAGCACTACGGCGACTACAGGCAGCCGCCATGGATCAAGCTCTATACGGCACTACTCCACGACGACGACTTCCAAAGCCTCTCACCGACCGACAGGCAAGCGCTCGTCAGCCTCTGGATGCTCTATGCGATGACCCGGCGAAGAGTGCGTGTAGACACCGCGAAGATCTCTCGAGCAATCGGCCAACGCGTCACGAAGGGAACACTGGAACGGCTCAACCATGCGGGTTTCATCGGCTTCTCTGCTAGCACACCGCTAGCACTAGAGGTAGAAGTAGATAAAGAACCCCCTAACCCCCTAACGGGGAACGGGCAAACCCCTGCCAGGTCAGGCCGCCGTCTTCGCGAAATCACCGTAGGCGGACAGAGGGCGATGACGCTGGAACGAGTGGCTGAACTAGACCAGCTTGCTGGTGTTCACCGGGATGACGTTGATCTCGATACGGCCCAGCATGACTTCGACGATCTACTTGTTTGCCCAGTAGCTCATTGCAGGATCGTGAAGAAGACCAGGGCGCTCCTCGACGAGCACCTCGAGAACGTCCACGGCCAGGTGACGACTTGAACACCCCGGATAACGATCGCCACGACTGTAATGCCGCTGATAGACGTAGCCTGATTGAAGCAGGCAACGCTCTAGCGGAGATCGTTAGCTGCTCGATTCCCGACGATCACCATGAGCGGTGCGACAGTCGCGCAGGCAAGGAGTGCGACTGCTATATGCGCCGCTACGAAGCCGAGCAGTTGGCGCTCGCAACGTGGATCAAGGTCGGTCATGGCTGCTGACGATCACGCTGCCGCTTCTGTTCGTGTCGCACCGTCGTTTCACGACGCCGAGTGCGAGCGCAAGGCTGCCTGGACGGACTTCCTATGGTGCGGCTGCCGTGACCGTGCCGCCGCGATACGAGTAGCCGCCCTCTACGTATACGGGGATGGCATTTACGACGATCTGCCCGGAATCGACCTATGGGACGAGAAGCGCGACGCACGACTCTACAACGGCCCGCATCCGGTTATTGCGCATCCTCCTTGTAAGCGCTGGTCACTAATGGGCCAGTGTCGCGGCCTCCGAGACGGCATAGACGGAGGCTGCTTCAAGGCCGCGCTGAACGCTGTACGCACCTACGGCGGCGTCCTCGAGCATCCCGCGCATTCGCTCGCTTGGGAACGCTTCGATCTTCCGAGGCCGGCGGGCGCTGGATGGGTCGGCGGGTTCTGGGACGGTGGGTACTCCTGCGAGGTTGACCAACGCTGGTATGGACATGAGGCGAACAAGCCGACCTGGCTTTATGCGTACGGCTGCGAGCTACCAAGTCTTCAGTGGGGACGCGCTCCAAAGGGCGAGAAAACGGTAGGACGCTCCTGGGGTCAGGGGCGTGACCACCAACGATCGGGAACACCGGCTGCGTTCAGGGATGTGCTGCTCGACATGGCCCGCAGCGTCCGGTTGGAGTGTGCGGCGTGACCGGTGAGCCAACACAAACTGCCGCTGAGAGAAGCGAGCGCTTCCACGCGCTCCGCTGGCGCTGGCGGTACTTCGTCGTCTGGCGTCTCTGGCATCGGAGAGGGCCACTGTGAGTAATGCCGCTGAGAGAAGTCGCTGCGACTGCCCCTGCGCGTCGGGTGGCGGTGACCCGAACCACGAGTGCGACTGGCCCGAGTGCGGCTGCCCCTGCCCCACTGGCGAACACGCTGCCGCTTCTGATCGTCTGTGGGTGAACGAGGAGCGCACGGTATTCGTTCGTATGTGGGCCAGCGGAGCCGTGGAGGTTGCTACTCGCGAAACGCCAGACGACATCTGGGGGCCACCCGTCTCTCTCTGGGAGGAGAACCAATGACGCTCCTTCGCTATCGGGGCGTCATCCGCACATCCAGCGGCCCCGGAGCCGTCCTCGATCCGTTCTGCGGTTCCGGTTCGACTCTCGTAGCAGCTAGGCGGGAAGGGTGGCGGTCTGTCGGAATCGAGATCGAGGAACGCTGGTGTGAGATTGCCGCCCAGAGGTGCGCCCAAGGTGTGTTGGAGCCTGCCGCGTGACCGGGGAGCCGACACAAACTGCCGCTTCTGTTAGGGATGACGACCAGGGGGTGAACCATGCGCAAGGGCGGAAAGAAGGGCGGCATGAAAGGCAAGTAGCCGCAGCCCTGGAGGTGATCGACCAGGCGTACAACGAACACCAGATCGACGCCGTGTTCGCGCTGTTCAGCGGGGGCCATGACAGCCTCGCCGCCGCAGCGATCACCTCCAAGCATCCCGCGTTCACCGGCTGCGCGTTCATCGACACCGGCACCGGCATCCCGCGCACCGTCGAGTTCGTCCACCAGACCTGTAACCGGAACGGCTGGCCGCTCACCGTCCTCCACCCCGACGGCAAGGACTACGAGGATCTGATCCGCGACAAAGGGTTCGGCATGGGGCCGAAGGCGCATAACACCGCCTACTACTGGCTGAAGCAGCGCCAGGTGCGCCGGCTCGTCTCTCAGCACAAGAACGGCCTGCGCGGCCGGGTCATGCTCACTACGGGCGTCAGACGGTCGGAGAGTTCGCGCCGGATGGCGGCGGCGATCTCCGTCCCGGTACGCCGGTCGGGGGCGCAAGTCTGGGTGAACCCGATCCTCGACTGGACGGCCAGCGACTGCTCTCGGTTCATCGACACGGAACGCCTAGACCGCAACCCAGTCGTGGACACGCTCCACAGATCCGGGGAATGCCTCTGCGGGACGCTGTTCAATAAAGGCGACCGGGAAGAGATCCTGCTGTGGGCACCAGAGATGGCCCCGATCGTCGCGGAATGGGAACGCATCGCCCGCGACGCCGGTCATCGGAACTGCGTCTGGGGTGTCCGCGGTCAGGAGGCACCGCCGGGGCAGATAGAAGCGTTCGACAGTTTCCCGTTGTGCGTGTCCTGCGAAGCCAGAAGAGCCGCATGATCTGGCTCTGCTTGGCGATTTGCGAGGTGCGTCTCTGGCCGTACCGGTGTGTCTGCGCTGTCGCCGGACACAAGCCGTGCGGAAATGACTGCTTCCGCTGTGGGAGTGCGCTGTGAGCGAGCCGCCACAGAATGCCGCTGAGATGAGCGAGCGGAAGTACCGGATGTATCAGGTGAGAACAGCCGCGAAAGTGCCGCCCGAGGCGCAACAGTCGGACTGCTGTGAACGGCCGCCGGTTCTGAGGGTTCGAGCCGAACACGGGCGAACGCCGATCCTGCCGCACGTCTACATCGTCTGTGACGACCCAGAGCATTGGCTGTGGGCGTTCAATTGCTGCCAGTCCGTCGTGGATGCGGAGCTAGGTCTGTGACCGCGCTTCCGCGGAGAGGAGGACGATATGCAAACCCATCCGACCATCTCAGACATAGCGCTCGTAGTCATCGCGGTGTTCGTCGTTATCGCCGTCTTCCACGGCTTTGGGATTGTGATAGCGCCGTGGTGATCACAGAACGTCAGCTGGGCAAGATCGCGGAGCCGGATCAGGGCGGCTGCATGATCTGGCAAGGCGCTAAAGACGAGAAGGGCTATGGCCGAATCGCAGGACGCATTCGTGCTCACCGACTCGTATACGAGACGTTCGTCGAACCACTCGAAGGCCGCGTCCTTCACCACGTCTGCGGCAATCGAGGATGCGTCAACCCTGACCATCTCGAGGTGTTGAAAGATCAGCGCGAACACATGACCGTTCACCGCTCAAAGACGTGTCCGAAGGGCCACAACGACTGGCGCTACGAGATCGACGGCCAGGGTTACCGGCACCGTTACTGCGCGACTTGCAAGCGGGCATGGGTTCGCCGACGATGGTTGGCGAAGCGATGAGCATCACCGTCGACACGACAACGCAACCAGTGAACCTCGTCTGGCTCGAGGGTGACACGCAGGCGCAGACGTTCCGGTTCCTGAACGGCCCCGACACCCCATGGGACCTCAGCAGCGTGTTCATCAGCGCCGAAGCCCGATCCACACTGGGCGTCACGACGGCGTTGACCGTCCAGGTCGACGACCCCGCCTCCGGCGAGCTCACCATCCACGCCCCACTGCAGGGTCTCGACCCGGACGTGTACGACTACGACATCCAGTTCAACGACGGCCACCGAACCGCCACCTACATCCGCGGCCGCCTCCAAGTCCGAAAGGACGTCACACCATGAGCGCCACCGTCACCGGCGGACCACCCCAGATCATCGAAGTCCAAATCCCGGGCGGCCCGCCAGGCCCGCCAGGACCGCAAGGGCCGCCGGGCGCGTCCACGCTCACCGGACTCACAGATGTGACGGGGGCCCAGGCCCCGGGCCTGTCACCCGTCGGCGACCAGACCGGCGCCACCCAAGAGTTCCCGCTCACACGGGTCGTCACCCAGACAGACCTCGACAGCCTGCTCACCCTGATCGCCGAAGTGAAGTGGTACGACCTCACGCTCGAGAACGGCTTCGCCAACCCCGCCGACGACGCAGCACCAGGCCGGGCCCGGCTCACCACCAACAACCTCGTCTTCCTCGAAGGCGTCCTCTACCGCGACCCGCCACTACGCCCGTCAGACGCAGGCATCACGATCGCCACGCTGCCGGCGGACTGTTCACCCGGCAAAGGACTCGTGTTCATGGCACCGTCGACCGGCCAGAACCCGGCCCGCGTCGACGTGTACGCCGACGGCCGCATCGTCTTCCAAGGCTTCTTCTTCGGCACCGCCGAAGCCAACGTCATCAGCCTGTGCGGCATCAACTACAGCGTCGACACCACACCCAACCCCGTCGCCGAAATGATCAGAGCCATGCTGTGACCGGCCCCGGTTTTTTGGTGGAACGGGTGCCGTGACCCCCGCTACGCCGTCAGAGTTTCCCCCCTCGACGCTGATGCCTGACGAGACAACGGCAGGTTAACGGGTGCCGTCGCAGGTCAGGTTGAAGACGGCGGATCGCGGCTACGGGGCGAGACATCAGCAGCAGCGGCGTCTGGTGGAGCCGTTCGTGCTGGCCGGGGGTGCCCGCTGTTGGCGGTGCGGCGGTGAGATTGTTCCGGGTGAGGCGTGGCATCTCGGCCACGACGACGTCGACCGGTCTGTGTACAGGGGGCCGGAGCATAGGCGGTGCAACACGGCGACGGCGGGCCGGCGGCCGTGGGTGCCGCCGCCGGCGGCGGAGCTGGCGGCGGAGCGCGACGGGATCCCCGGGTCGGATCCGGTGTGGCGGGTGCCGTGGCTGAAAGGTTTGCGGCGTGTCCCTCGGGATGCGACGTGGCCGCGGTTGATGACGGTGCCGCATCCGGACGCGACGGGTTCGTTGGGGCCGGTGTTCATCCGGTGGGCGGAGGAGCGTACGGGGAAGCCGCTCAGGTGGTGGCAGCGGCTGGTCGCGGCGAGGCTGCTCGAGACGGACGGGGACGGCCGGCTGGTGTGGGAGACGCTGATCCTGACCATGGCCCGGCAGCTCGGCAAGAGCTGGCTGCTCCGGGAGTTGCTGTTGTGGCGGATCCATCAGGGCGGCCGGTTCGGGGAGCCGCAGGACGTGCTCCACACCGGCAAAGACCTCGCTGTCTGCAAGGAGGTGCAGCGGCCGGGCCGGTTGTGGGCGAAGGCGCGGCCGGACGTGTTCAAGGTGCGCGAGGTGAACGGGCAGGAGGAGATCGAGTTGCTCGCCGACGGGTCCCGGTGGATGCTCCGTGCGAAGGAAGCGGTGTACGGGTACTCGGTGAGCCTCGGGGCGGCGGATGAGGCGTGGAAGGTGAAGGCGTCGTCGATCGAGGAGGGGTTGACGCCGACGATGGCGGAACGGGAGCAGGCGCAGCTGCTCCTGGTGTCGACCGCTCACAGGTTGGCGACCCCGTTGATGCTGCTCCGCCGGAAACTGGCGCTCGACCAGTTGGAGGACGGCACCGGTGATCTGCTGATCGAGTGGTCGGCGCCCGGGGACGCGCCCCTGGACGACCTCGCCGGCTGGCGGCAGGCGTCGCCGCATTGGACGCCGCGGCGGGAGCGGATGGTGCGGAAGCAGCTGGAGGGCGCCCGCGCCGGCGAGGTTGCCGACCCTGACGAGCCCGACCCGATCGAAGCGTTTGCGGCGCAGTGGCTCAACAGGTGGCCGCGCCGGGTGACCGAGGTCGCAGACGACGGGTCGGAGCCGCTGCTCCCAGACTGGCTCTGGCAGGCGCTCGTAGACCCGGAGTTGGAGTCGGACGGCCCGCTGTTCGTCGCGGTCGAGGACAACTGGGGGAAAGGCGCCGCCGTCGCCGCCACGTCGATGCTCCCGGACGGGAGGATCGAGGTGGGCGGCTGGACGTGCGACGACTGGGACGAAGCGCTCGAGCAGGTGCAACAGGTCGCGCTTCAGCGGCGGGTGCGGCAGCTGCTGGTCGGCGCGTCGATGCTGGGCCGTGTCCCGCCTGGGACTGTGCCGACACCGCAGGCCGCCGGACAGGCGGAGACGCGGCCCGGCCTCGCCGAGTTCCGCGATTTGGCGGCCGGCTACCAACTCGTCCACAACTCGACGGGCGAGCTCGACAGGGCCGTCCGGGCCGCGAGGGTGAAGGAGGCGCAGGCCGGCCTGATCCTGGTCCCGTCCGAGAACCGGCACCTCGTCCGTGCGTTGATGTGGGCTGTGCATGCGGCCCACAAGCCGGCGCCACAGCCGTCCGTCTACTAGGCGGTCTGGTGCGGCTGGGGCCGCATGCAGGCGAGGATCAGGACGCCCAGCCAAGAGAGGAACAGTCCCCACATCCATCCTCGCCGGTCTCGGCTGTGGCCGAGGCGGATCGCGACCAGGATCGGGGTGACGTACACGGCTGCGAACAGGACAGCCACGACGAGGTAGGACAGGGCGATCATGCTTCAACGGTAGACCGGCTTCGGCTGCCGGGCCATCCCCCGCTACGGTCAAATTTGCGATTGGGTGGTGTATCGTTTTCGGGTGATGGCTCGCTTCTTTACGCGAGCGATCCGGCCGCCCGACGACGTCACCCCGAACCCGAACCCGCCCGGTGTGCCGCCGGCGAGTGTCGGCCCCCCTGACGCGACGCCTGGCGACCCGGACGGTGTCCGGCTGACAGGGGAGGATCCGCCGGCGTGGCTGCCGCCGAGGATCACTCCTAGCGCCTGGTCGGGGTGGCCGGCGGATTGGTGGCCGCCGCTGTGGTCGAGCCAGAGCCTGCAGGCGTTGACGGATATCGCGTGGTTGTGTATCGACCGGAACGCCAGCCTGCTTAGCACGTTTCCGCCGTACTTGAAGGACGCCGCCCCGTCGCTGTCGGCGGACTGGCTGGGTAACCCGGATCCGGAGCTGTACACGTCGTGGGAGGAGGCGGCGAAGCAGCTGTTCTGGGATTTCCAGGGGTGCGGGGAGGCGTTCGTGCTGGCGACGGCCCGGTATGCGACGGGGTGGCCTGCGCGGTGGCATGTGGTGCCGCCCTGGTCTGTGAACGTGGAGATGGACGGCGGCCGCCGCTACTACTCGATCGGCAACGTGGATGTGACCGGCGACATGCTGCACGTCCGCTACCAGTCGACCGTCAGTGACGCGCACGGGCACGGGCCATTGGAGGCCGGGCAGGCCCGGATCGTGGCGGCCCGGGTGCTGCTCCAGTACGCGACGACCCTGGTAACGGGGGGCGGGATCCCGACGGGGATCTTGAAGACGGACACGGAGCTGCTACCGGAGCAGGCGGCGCTGATCAAGCAGCAGTGGCTCGCCTCACGGTTGAACGCGATCGGCGAGCCCGCCGTCCTCGACGCCGGGCTCAACTGGCAGCAGATTCAGGCCAACCCCAAGGATCTGGCGCTCGTCGAGCTCGCCCAGATCAACGACTCCATGATCGCGAGGCTGTTAGGGATTCCGCCCGCGCTGGTCGGGCTCCCATCCGGCGGCGACCCGATGACCTACAGCAATGTGACGATGTACTTCGACCAGCACTGGCGGTGGGGGCTGTCACCGATGGCGCAGACCGTGATGGCGGCGCTGTCGGGGTTCCTGCTCCCACGGGGGACGACGGTGGAGTTAAACCGGGACGAGTACGTCCGCTCGGAGCCTTTGCAGCGGGCGCAGACCTACCAGATCCTCGCGTCGATCGTCGACCCGGTCACCGGCCGTCCGGCGATGACGGTGGACGAGATCCGGGCGACGGAACGGTTCGACAACTCCACACCACAAGACATCTCGTCGGGGGTGCTGCAATGAGCGAGATCGAGTTCAGGGCCGCCCAGGTCGCCGACGTGTCGTACCCGTCCAGGACGGTGACGGTGATCGCCGCCCCCTACGAGACACCGACCGTCATCCACACGGCCAGGGGCCAGTTCACCGAGGTCGTCACCCGCGGCGCCTACGACGGGGTACAACGACGAGCCGGGTCTGTCCGCGCGAACCGTGACCACGACTGGCAGCGGATGGCCGGCCGGGTCACCGCCCTGCACCCGGAACGCGACGAAGGATTGGTTGCCGAAGTGCGGATGTTCAAGACGCCGCTGGGCGAGGAGACGCTGGAGCTGTGCGCCGACGACGGCCTCTCCGCGTCGGCCGGGTTCGCGCTGATGCGAACCAACGGCTCCACCGGGTCGGTGAAGGCTCGCGCCGAAGTCTGGGAAGGCAGAACCCGCCGGTTGAACGAGCTGTGGCTCGACCATGTCGCGTTCGTCCCGAACCCCGCCTACGAGACCGCGTCCGTCCTCGACGTCCGCGACGCGAGAGAAGCCGTGTCTCTGGCTCCGCGGCCGAACCTGGACCGGCTCCAGCTCGAGCTGGCACGAGCGAGGCTGGCCGAGATCGACGCCCGCTACGGCATCCGCTAGCACCTGTACCATCTCTGGCGAACGTCCTCCTCGGCGCCAGAGACCAAACGGCTAGGAGCCGGGCGACCGTAGACGGGATGGGCGCTCGAACAACGGGACCCGTACGTCCTTGTTCGCGCTACCCGTAAGGAGGACCCCTGATGGGGGCAACAGACCAGATGCTTGCCCGCTACGCCGCGGAGATCGAGGAACGGCAGGCGTTCATCGACGGGCTGGTGCAGGCCGCCGGCGACGGCGACCTGTCACCGGAGACGGCCGAGCTCGTCACCGAGGCCCGGAAACGGATGGACACCGTCCAGACGATGATGGCCCCGCTGATCGAGTCGCGCCGCATCTCGGACGACTCCGCCAGCCGGGTCGCCGAGATCGCGAAGTTCATGGCCGGCAGGGCGAAACCGGCCGACGTCGAGTACCGGTCGGCAGGCGAGTACGCGATCGACATGTGGAAGGGCGCGTTGGGCGACGAGGAAGCGAACGACCGGATGCGCCGCTGGAACGTGGAGCACCGGGTCGCCGCCCACGAGACGACCGCCCAGATCACCGGCCTGCTGCCGGCGCCGATCATCGGCCCGGTCGTCAACTTCATCGACGCCGCCCGCCCACTGGTCGGCGCGTTGGGTGCCCGGCAGCTGCCCGGCACAGGCTTCTCGAGGCCGAAAGTGACCCAGCACACCGCCGTCGCCACCCAGTCGGCCGAGAAAGCGGAACTCACGTCGCAGTACATGACGATCACGAAGCTGACCGTGACCCCGCAGACGATCGGCGGCTACGTCAACGTCTCGAGACAGGCGGCGGACTGGTCGCAGCCGTCGGTGATGCAGATCGTGATCGACGACCTGGCAGCCCAGTACGCGATCGCCACGGAGGGCACAGCGGTGCTCGCGTTCTACGGGACCGCGGTCGCCGGCGGCACGATCGACTCGACACCGACCGGTGACGAGGTCGCCGCCACCTTCTGGGCGGCCGCCGCCAGCTGCTACACGGCGACGAAGGGTCAGGGCAGCGTGATCGCCGTCGCGTCCCCGGACGTGCTCGGCATCCTTGGCCCGCTGTTCCAGCCGGTCAACCCGACCAACCAGCAGGGGGAAGGGTTCCGCGCCTCAGGGTTCGGGCAGGGCGTCGCCGGCTCGATCAGCGGCGTCCCCGTCATCGTGACCAGCGGCTTCGGGACGACGAAGCGGCTGATGCTGATGTCGACCGCCGCCGGGGAGGTGTACGAAGACCGGATCGGCAGCCTGTCCGTGGTCGAGCCGTCGGTGCTCGGCGTCCAGGTCGCCTACGCCGGCTACTTCGCCCCGCTCACGGTCGAGAACACCGGCATCGTCAAGGTCACCGTCACATGACGGTCTACGACGACCCGAACCGGGAAGCGGTCGGGCTCGCCCCGATCTGGTCCGGTGTCAGCCCCGAACCCAAGGACGGCGGCGACGGGTTGGACGCGATGACGAAAGCGGACCTGGCCGCGCTCGCTGAGGAGCGGGGCGTCGAGGTCACCGCGGACATGACGAAGGCGCAGATCGTCGACGCGATCCGGGCGGCTGGAGGCTAGATGGCGTACGTCGACGTCACCGAGCTGCAACGGGTGCTGGCGAAACCGGCCCCGACAGCGGCCGAGTTGGCGGCGATGCAACGAGTCCTCGACGAGGCGGCGCTGAAGATCGACCTGTACCTCGGCTACACGGTCGACAACCCGGCGCCGTCTCCCGGGGACCCCGCCTACCCGACCCTCTCCGAGGTCAACCTCGGCATGGGGCAGGAGCTCTGGTCGCTCGAGGGCCGGGTCGCCGGGATCATCCCGGTCGGGCCCGACAGTGTGCCGGTGATCGCCGGCCACAACATCTGGAACCGGTGGCGGCTCCGCCTCGTGCCGCTGAAGATGAACGGCTGGGGGCTCGCGTGACATGCAGGACGTCGTCGAGGCCATCGCCGACGCCCTGCAACCGCTCACCCTCACAGTCGTCGGGTTGCAGGTCGACGCGTACATCAACGGCATCCCCTCCCCGCCCAGCCTGGACGTGTACCCCGACAACGGCGTGTTCCTCGAACGGTCCGCCTACGGTCCCGGCTCCTGGGAGGCCGTCTTTGTCGTCCGCGCCCGCGTGTCTACCGTCGACCAGTACGCCGGCCAGCAGCTGCTCCTCGGCCTGATGGACCCCCGCTCCGACACGTCGGTCGTCGCTGCCCTCGAGGCCGACCCGACGCTCGGCGGTGTTGTGCAGGACTCGGCGGTGGAGCAGCCGTCCGGGTACGGCGCCCTCGCCGACCCCGCCTCCGAACAGCCGCTGCTCGGCTGCACCTGGCGTGTCCGGGTGATCCTGTGAGGATCCTTTGGCTCGGGAACCCGCCCTGGGCGCCGTCCGGGTACGGCGAACAAGCCGCCCTCTTCCTGCCCCGTTTCCAGGAGCAGGGGCACGAGGTCGCGGTGCTCTGCAACTGGGGCATGCACGGCCAAGCCAGTGAGTGGAACGGGATCCCCTGCTACCCGTGCGACGGCCTGTGGGGGCAGCGGAACCTGCCCGTCTACGCGGACCGGCTGCGGGCCGACCTGATCGTCGGCCTCTTCGACGCCTGGGTGGTCAACCCCGACGTGTGGCCCGAAGGTCTGAAACTCGGGCTCTGGACGCCGGTCGACCACGACATGGTGCCGCCCGCCGTCGGGAAGGTGCTCGCGAACGAACGCGTAACCCCGGTCGCCATGTCCCGGTTCGGGGAACAGCTCATGCGGGACGCCGGCCTGGAGCCGCTCTATGTCCCGCACGGTGTGGACACGGGCGTGTTCCGGCCGATGCCGGAGATCCGGGACGAGGCCCGCGACGGCCTCGGCCTCCCGAGGGACGCGTTCGTGGTGGGGATGGTCGCCGCCAACGTCTCCACGATGCCGTGCCGGAAGGCGTTTCCGGAAGCGTTACAGGCGTTCGCCCGGTTCGCCGAGACGCACGAGGACGCGTGGCTGTACATGCACACCGACTTCCAGCCGCAAGGGTGCGGTGTCAACCTGAACCCGGTCGCCGACTGGGCGAGGTGTCCGCAACGGATCCGCTACCCCGACCCCGCGTCGCTGCAGCTGGGGATCCCCAGGGAGGTGGTCGCCTGCACCTACCAGGCGTTCGACTGCCTGCTCCATTGCTCGATGGGTGAGGGCTTCGGGCTCGCAGGGTTGGAGGCGAACGCGTGCGGTGTCCCGGTGATCACGTCCGACCATTCGGCCATGTCGGAGCTGTGCGGCCCGGGTTGGCTCGTCGGCGGGCAGCCGTTCTGGGACGAACACCAGAAAGCCGGCTACATCATCCCCAGCATCGACGGGATCGTCGACGCGCTCGAGGACGCGTACCGCGGCGACCGCCGGCGCAGCGTCGACGCGGTCGCGTTCGCTGCGCAATACGACGCCGACACGGTCGCCGACGAGTACTGGAAACCAGTCCTGGCAGTCCTCAGCGGCCGGGAACGGGAGACGGTGGCCGCGTGAACCGGGCGCTCGTCAGCTTCGGCGTCGACGCGTTCGCCGAGCTGCTGGAGATCAGCCGGCCGGGGTTCACCGAGTACGCCGACCGGCACGGCTACGAGCTCCACACCCGGCCCCCGTCGATGCTGCTCCGGCCGCCGTCGTGGCACAAGATCACCAGCCTGCTCGACATCCTCGACGACTACGACGAAGCACTCTGGATCGACTGCGACTGCGTCATCGTCAACCCCGACCAGGACATCGCCGACGAAATCCCGGCTGAGGCGTGGCACGCCATCACCCGGCACCACACCCCGGAAGGCGAAGTCCCCTCCGTCGGCGTCTGGTATCTCCGGCAGCCGATGCAGCCCGTCCTCGAGGCCGTCTGGCGGCTCACCCGATACACCAACCACCGCTGGTGGGAGCAGGCCGCAGTCCAGCAGCTGCTCGGCTACACCCCCGAACACCTCCCCGTCCGGCAGGAGAAAACAACCGACCTCAGCGAGCGCACCCACTGGCTGGGCACCGAATGGAACGCCCTCGCATTGCCCGGCTTCGAGGTCGAGCGTGACGCGAGGATCGTGCATTGCGCCCCAGGCCACCCCGTCCACCGCCGCGCCGACCTGATGGAACAGCTCGCCGCCGCACCGAAAGGAGCATGACCGCCATGCCGAAGATGCTGCTCAAGTACGCGAAGATCATGGTGAACGGGCAGGACCTCTCCCGGTTCGGGTTCAGCCTCGACACCCCCGAGTCGACCGAGGAAGTCGACGTCTCAGGATTCGGCGGGACGAAGGAGTATCTGCCGGGCCAGCTCGACCAGACGATCACGATCGGGTTCCTGCAAGGGTTCGGCTCCGGCGAGCCGCACCGGGTGCTGCAGCCGCTGTTTTCGTCGGGGACGACGTTCGCGTTGTCGGTGCAGCCCGACTCGACGCAGCCGGCGTCCGCGTCGAACCCGACGTTCGGCGGCACCGCGTCGCTGTACTCGTACGACGGATTGGCGGGCCAGTTGAACGCGCGAGCGGAGATGACCGCGACGTTCCGGCCGGCCACCAACACCGGCTTCGCCTGGGGCACCAGCTGAGTGCCTGTCTACGTCGAAGGGCTCGCCGAAGCGTCGAGAGCGTTCGCGAAGACCGACCGTGAGATCCGGCTCGGCTGGCGGCACATGTGGCGCGACGTCGCCGAACCCGTCAGACGGGACGCCGAAACGTTGGCGCTCGAGGCGATCCCGAACATGGCCCGGTCGCCGAAGTGGGCGCGGATGCTGACCGGGGTCACCCGCCACCTTGTCTACGTCGTCCCACGCCAGAAAGGCTGGCACGGCCGCAACCCGCACCGCCGCCAAGCCGAGGCGATCGCCGGCCTGTTGAGGGACAGGGCGCTGCAGCCGGCGCTCGACCGGCATGAACACCAGATCGAGCACGCCGTCGAGCACCTGTTGGACAGGGCGGCCGACGACTTCAACCGGGGAGCACCGTGAACGAGGACGGGTTCGAATACAAGGGCCGGTTCTACCGCTGGCACTGCACCGACATGGGCAAAGACCTGATGCTCATCGATCGCTTTGCGGGCGTCCCGATCGTCGAGTTCTTCGAGCTCGTCGACGACGACGCCGAACGTGGACGCGCCCCCATCCTCCTCTCGCTGATCGCGACGAGCGTCCGGGCGGGCAACCCGGACTGGTCGGTGGAACGCGTCGTCCGCACCGTCCAGGACATGAACCTGTCCGACGTCACGTTCGTGAACGCCGACGAGGAGGAGCCGACGCCCCCTTTGCCGGACACGCCACCCGTGACGGCGCCGCCGACCGGCGAGCCCTCGAGATCACCGAGCAACGGTTCCTCGTCCTCGTCGACCCCGCCGGCCGGCTCGACCTTAGAGACGTCGTCCGTGACCCCACAGTGATGTACCAGCCCTGGCTCGCCCACACCTTCCCCGGCGTCACCCTCCAGCAGCTCCAGGCGGGCTGGTGGACGCTCGCCGGCTATGTGGCGATGGCCGACTACGCCCGCGGAGACTAGATGGCCAGAGATCTCGTCCTCCACATCGTCGCCGACCCGAGCCAACTCACCAAGGGCCTGAAAACCGCTGACCGGCAGGTGAAGAGCTTCGGCCGCGAAATGTCGAAGCTCACCCGCGGCACGCTCGCCGGCACCGGCGCGTTCCACAGCTTCGGCCGCACCCTTGCGTACGCGTCCGGCGGTTTCATCGCCGCCCACACCGCCTCCTCGTTCCTACGCGAGTCGGCCGACGCCGCCCGCGACGCCGCCGTCAGCCAGCGTGCGCTGGCGGCGCAGATGAAAGCCAGCGGGGAATCGTTCACCAGGAACCAGGACGAGATTGAGAAGGCGTCCCGCAGCTACGCGAAGTTCGGGTTCGAGAACGACGAAGTCGTCAAATCGATGACTGTCCTCGAGCGGGCGACCGGCAGCATCACCGACGCGATCAGCATGCAGCAGGGCGTCGCCGACATCGCCCGTGGCAAGAACCTCGACCTCGCCTCCGCAGCCCTCGTCGTCGGCAAAGCGCTGTCCGGTCAGGAGACCGCCCTGCGGAGAGCCGTGCCGGGCCTGTCGAAGACCGCGCACGGCGCCGACCTCGTCCAGGCGGCGTTCAAGAAGATGGCCGGCCAGGCCGCCGCCAACACCACCACCGCCGAACGGTTCCACGCAACCCTCCACGACACCGAAGAGATCATCGGCACCGCCCTCCTCCCGACCCTGAACAAGTACCTGGACTCGGTCGGGAAATGGCTGACGAAGATGAACGAGTCCGGCGACCTGCAACGCTCCGTCGCCTCCGCCGCCGAAGCCGTCAGCACCGCCTTTGACACCCTGAAAGGCATCTTCGACGCCCTCAACAAGGTCACCGGGTCGACCAAGGAGACGCTGAAAGACCTCCTCGACGTGTTCATCCTCCTGAAAGCGAGGGCGATGCTGATCGAATGGGGAGTGATCACGTCCGGGATCACCGGCATCGGCACCGCCGCCGAAGGTGCCGCCACTGAGGTCGGCCTCCTCGACACCATGCTTCTCCGGTTGAAGAACATGGGCCCGGTCGCGGTCGCGGTCGCGCTCAACTTCGTCCCGAAGTCGCCGGCCGGTCAAGGCGGCACCGAAGGCTTCCGGAACACCAAGATCGGCCAGATCCTGTCCGGGGTGCCCGTCCTCGGCGGCCTGAACAGCTGGATCCTGACCACCGGCGACCGGATCAACAAAGCGCTCGGCATCAAAGGACCGACACAGGGGCTCGCCGGCCCCGCCGGGGCGCCGCTGCCGGGCCTGTTCGGCCCCGGCCAGCTGCAACGGTTCCTCCCGCCCCTGCGGTTCCCGCGCTACCCGTACACCGGCCCGCCGATCCCGAATCCGGCCACCGCCGCTCAGCGGAACCAGTGGTTCGACACCAGGATCGCCCGCGAGCTCGACCGCGTCCAAGACCTCGGCCTCCGCAAACAACTGGCACGGCTGAAGTACATCGCGCAGGAAGTGAAAGACCGGATCGCGCAGACGAAAGACGTCACCCGCCGCAACACGCTCGAGGACAAATACGTCCAGATCCTCCGCGAAGAGAAGAGCGTCCAATCGCAGATCACCGACCAGATGAAACAGCAGAACCAGGCGCTGAAAGACCGCGCCGACGCGATCAAGTCGGCGGTGCTCGACCGGCTGCAGCGGCAGCAGACCGACACCGAGAACAAGCGTGCGTTGAAGGACGCAACCGACCAGCTGAAGCTGATGCAGGCGCTCGGCGGCCCGAAAGGGATCGAGCAGGCCCGCCGCAACGTCCACGACGTGAACTTCCAGATCCGGTATGCCCGGCTTCAGCAGGCGCCGGCGACGCTCACCAGCGGCGGCCAATTCGCCTACGGCGGCGTCGTCATCAACATTCACGGGGTCACCGACCCGGAAGCCGTCGCCAACAAGGTCGTCGCCGTCCTGAGACGCCGCGGCAGGCACACCTCGCAGCAGCAGCGCGGCGCCGCCTCGGCCGCCGGCGGCGGCCCCCACTAGCCGATGGCCGACCCGGCCGGTGTCAGCCTGGCCATCGGCGACGACTGGGCGACAGTCGACCCGGCCTGGGACCGGATCGATGACGCCTACAACGTGCAGTCATGGCAGATCGACCGGGGCCGCCAGAACGAGATGGGCCGCACCGACACCGGCACCGCCAGCATCCAGCTGGTCGACACGCTCGGCGACTTCGACCCGACCAATACCGGCGGCGCCTACTACGGGCTCGCACCGCTCACCCATGCTGCGATCTGCTTGCAGAACCCGGCCGACTCGACCTGGCACACCCTGTTCCGCGGCTACGTGTCCCAGATCCGCTGGGTGCCCTACCAGAACGAGAAATGGGCGAACGTCACCCTCGACCTCGTCGACGCGCTCGCGCTGTTCGCCGCCTGCGAGATGCCGTTCGACGGCACCTACGGCGACGACTTCATCGACGGCAACATCGTCTTCAACGAAGACACAGACACCGACGCTGTCCGCACCCGGATGATCAACGTCCTCACCTCGATGGGCTGGCCGTCCGGGCTCAGATTCCTTCACTCGGCCAACGTCGGCTTACAGCAGACCGTGTACGCGCCCCGCTCCACCGTCCTCCAAGTCTTGCAGGACGCCGCCGACGCCGAGTTCCCCGACATCGCAAATCTGTTCGTCAGCGGCCCCTCGACGACGCCGGCGGGGAAACTGGTGTTTCACGGCCGCTTCGCCCGCTTCCACCCGGACGTGTCCGAGTACAACATCGGCCACTGGAAAGTCGGCGACGACGCAGCCGCCGCCGCCGACCCTTCGCATGTCGTCCGAATCTCACCGCCGCTCGAGGCGAGCCTCGACGACACGTTCCTATACACGTCGGCGCTGGCGACACCGCAGAACATCGACGACGGCGACATCCCCGGCCAGTACGTCCAGGACGCCGGCGCCGTCGGCGCCTACGGGCTCCGCACATGGTCGGCGGAGAACCTCGCCACCCGCAACGGCGCCGCCACCAGCGGCGAACAGGAGACCGGCCTGTTCGCCGAGTACGTGCTCGAGAACTTCAAGACACCCCGCGTCAGGGTCGGCCAGCTGACCGTCAAAGGCCGCAACCCGGCCACCACCAACGGCGCGAAAACATGGCAGCTCCTCTGCGGCATCGACATCTCCGACCTCGTCCACCTGAAAACGACGCACCGCGGCGGCGGCGGATTCGACGACGACTTCTTCGTCGAAGGGATCCACTACACCGCGAGGCCCGGCGGCGCCATCCCGGTCGTCGAGCTCACCCTCGACGTATCACCCAAGGGCTACTACGACGAGAACCCGTTCGAATAAGCCATGGCGCAGAAGACGCACACCATGCACGGCCGCGACCACTGCCCCGGCGGCGCCGACCCGATCCCCTGCCTCGCCGGACTGTTCCCGGCCTCGTTTCCCGACAAGATCGCCGAGCTCGCCGCCGACCACCCGTCGCATCTGATCGGCTACTGGCGGCTCGGCGACGCCGCCTCACCGTTCGCCGACACGTCCGGGTACAACCCGACCCCTGCGCCGGCCGCCCACGCCGGCACCGGGACGGCCATGACCGACAGCATCACCGGCGCCCTCCCCACGGCGGACGACGACGGCGCCGTCCAGTTCAACGGCACGACCGGGGTGGCAGCCCAGTACCTGCACGCCGCCGAGCCGTTGGGGACGTACCGGTTCCAGCTCGTCAACGACATCACCGTGGCCGCCTGGGTGAAACCGGCCGCCAGCTCGAGCACGTTCGTTGGCGAGGTGTGCGGCAACTGGATCTACGTGTCCGGCCCGCTGAACTGCGGCTGGCTTCTCTACGTCGACTGGCCCGCACGCACCCCCAGCTGGCGCCGCGCCGAGAACACCGGCGGCCTCATCTCGAAGACGGTCACCGGGTCGGCGCTCGCTGTTGATACGTGGGCGTTCCTCGTCGCCACCTACGACGGCGTCGCCGGCATGAAGCTGTACGTGAACGGCTCACTCGTCGCGTCGGACGCGACCCTGTTCAACCAGTTGCCCGCGACCAGCTACGGCGTCGACATGGGCGGCCGCTCGACGGCCGGCTCCGGTGGCGGCACCGCCACCGCGAACAGCTTCTACGGCGGTCTCGACGAAGTCTCGGTCTGGGACATCGCCCTCACCGCGGCCGAGATCGCAAGCCTGTACGTCGCCGGCGGCGGCGACGAGCCCGCCGCGCCGCCGTCCGGCGCCGCCGGTGGCAGCCTGTCAGGCACGTATCCGAACCCGACGATCGCGGTCGGGGCGGTCGGCCCGTCCGAGCTCGCCTCGACAGCGGTCGCCGCCGGCTCCTACGGTGACAGTACGCATGTCGCGACGTTCACCGTTGACGCCGACGGGAGACTGACCGCCGCCGGCACGGTCGCTGTCAGCGGCGGCTCCGGCGCTTCGCCGTCGGATACCGCCGGCTGGATGCCGCTGACAACCTCGGTTGGCGGCGTCCCGGATCTGGTCTGGGACGCCGACGACGACCTGATCCCAACTTACGGCCCGTTCTAAAGGAGGCGCGGATGCCGACCAGGTTCATCGACCACGTTCTGACCGGCACCACCGCCGCCCGGCCGTCCGCGTCCGCCGTCCCGGCGGGCACCCTTTACGCGTCCACCAGCGACGGCACCGTCTACCAGTCGTCCGGTTCGGCGTGGGGCACATGGCTCGCCGCGCCCTCCGCCGGGATCCCGGCGACGATCGCCGACGCGAAAGGCGACCTGATCGCCGCCTCCGCCAACGACACCGTCGCCCGGCTCCCCGTCGGCACAAACGGCCAGGTGCTCACAGCGGACAGCGCCCAGACGCTCGGGGTGAAATGGGCTGCCGCCTCAGGCGGCGGCGTCACCGTCCTCGGCTACGCCGAGAAGACGTCGACGGTCGGCGTCAGCGCCACAGCCGAAGCCAGCGGGACGACGATCCACACCGTCTCCAGCGTCGTCGTCCCCGCCTCGACGCTGATCTGCGTCGAGTTCTACGCGCCGCAGGCGAACACCGCCGCCTCCACCTACATGATCATCAACCTCTGGCAGGACTCGACCGAGATCGGCCGGATCTGGTCGGCCACCAACTACAACGGCGGCCTCTTCGCCCGCCGGTTCCTCACCCCCGGCGCCGGAACCTACGCATACAGCGTCCGCGGCTGGCGCGGAACCGCCGACGGCACCGTCACCGGCGCCGCCGGCACCTCCGGCACCTACCATCCGATGTACCTCAGAGTCACCTCCGGCGGATGACGGACTGGTGGCAGCAGCCGTACAAGGGCGGCCCGATGGTCGACACCCCGCCCCTGCCACGGCAGCTGTACCCGCCAGACGCGAACCGGTACGGCAAGAAACCCTCGACTGACGGGCCGGACGTGGTCGCGTACAAACGCACCGTCTCGAGGGCGGGCCGGTGGCCGTGGCAACCGATGGACGACAGCTTCAGCTCGGCGTTCAGCCACGGCAAGTCAGGCAACGTCGGCGAGACCGGCGTCGCCGGCGTCCAACGGCAGCAGCATTTGGACGCCACCGGCTGGATCGGCAAGAACACCTACAACACGCTCCGGTCGATCCGCTGTCCGGACGGGCCGCACGAGGGTGAGATGGCGATGGACGCCTACAGCGTCGAGCTGCTCTACGAGGCCTGGGATCTCTTTGGAGGGCATGAGCCAGACAACCAGGCCGGCACCCTCCGAGACAAAGCATTGAAGACCGCCAGCGGCCAGGTCGGCTACAGCGAGTCCCCGGCCGGATCGAACATGACGAAGTACGGCGCCTGGTACGGCGCCAACGGGCAGCCGTGGTGCGCGATGTTCACCACCTGGTGCTACGAAACCAGCGGCGACTCGCCCTCGTTCATGAAAGGCAGCCGGTACGCGTACGTGCCGTACATCGTCGGTGACGCCTACGCCGGCCGGTACGGGTTGGCGGTCACCGACGACCCCATAGCAGGTGACCTCGTCTGCTACGACTGGGGCTTCGACGGCGAGTACGACCACGTCGGCCTGTTCGACTCGTGGCAGACGGGCGGCAAGTTCTGGGCCGTCGAAGGCAACACATCGACAGAGTCGGACAGCAACGGCGGCTCGGTGATGCGCAGAACCCGGGACCGGGCGGCGCAGGCGACCGTGTTCGTCCACGTGAAGGAGCCGTGAGCTCGGAATGGCTGACCGCGTTCGCGGCGTTCCTGTCCGGGGCCGGCTCGGTGCTCGGCGCCTGGTACGCCATCCGGGCCGTCCACAAACGCGACGAGCAGGAATGCGAGAAACGGTTCCAGGCGTTCCGGGAAGGACTCGAACGGGGAGAACACCATGACACGTAGACCGTTCCTGCTCACCCTGCTCGCGCTCGCCCTCGCCGCCGGCGCCGGCTTCCTCACCAGCCAGGCGCTCGGCACCTCCAGCCAGGCCGCCCGCACGGTGACGATCGACGTCGGCACCGGCCCGCCGGGCCCGCCAGGCCCGAAAGGCGACCCAGGCCCCCCGGGCCCGCCAGGCCCGGCCGGTGGCGTCACTTGCCCGACCGGGTTCTCACCCGCCGAAGTCGTCTTCGTCCAGCAGGGCAAGGGGCCGACGACGATCTACGTTTGCACGAAAGACTGAGCTAGCCGCGTTCGGCTGCCTGCTGGGCGAGCTCCTGCACCCTGGACTTCGACAGGCCAGCCCACTGGGCGATGTCCTGGTACGACTCGCCCGACCGGTGCGCCTGCAGGATCCGGTCGCCGAGCTCGTCGCGGGCCCGGTCGAGCCGCCGCCTCGCCGCCTGCACCGCCCTGAGATGCCGCTGCGCCACGCTGCAACCTTCCACCCTGACCGAGGCTAGCGCAGGGTCGTCCGGGAAACCGGCCGACCGCCGAACAATGTCGGCCCCCGCTTTACATCCGCGTGCTCCGGTTGACATCTGGTTTACAGGTGGGAACCAAAAAGATGGAATTTGCGGACGCCGGATTGGCGGCCGGGTTGCACAGCGGTCACTGTCGGGGAGGTAACCGGACGGCTGCGGCAGGAAGGAAGGCAATCGCAGTGCGGCAACGGGCAGGCACCGCGCGGCAAGCCGAGATCGGCGCCACGGTGAGACGGATCCGGCTCGAGCAGGGCCTCACCCAGGCTCAACTCGCCGCCCGGCTCGACGTCAGCAGGCAGACCGTCTGGGCGTGGGAGACCAACCGATCCAGGCCGCAGCCTCTGATGCGGGCCCGGCTGCTCGGCCTGCTCGACCTGCCCGGCGACCCGCCCCTCATCCTCGAGCAGGCCCGCACAGCCCGCAACCGCAGCGTCACCCTCGTCGCCTGGGCCGACAGCCTCGCCCGCGAGATCGCCGCCTTCCGCAGCATCGCCGCCGCCGGCCTCGACGACGCCGTCGAGCCCACAGGCTGCGCCCACCTCGACCGGGGCCCACTGTGAGCGACGGCCTCGACCTGAACTGGCTATTGGGCGACCCCGGTCTACAATCCGGGCAACCAGAAGCCGGTAAGCCCGGCGCCGACGTGGGGTCGGCCCGGGCGCGGCACAGGAGGAATCAGCTCCTATGCGCTGCGGATCCTATGAATCCTGAGCGGCGGGCGCGCTACCTCGCCGCCAAGTCGGGGCCTGACATCGCCGCGTTCATCGCCGCGTTCGAGCTGCGGGGGAACCGGCCGGTCAGCGTCGAGAACTACGAGAACGACCTGGCCCGGCTGCCGGAGATGTTCCCTGACCTGGCGTTGAACGAGGTCACCGACGCCGAGCTGGCGCTGGTGTTCCGGACGTTCCCGCCGAAGGGGCGCCGCCCCCGCGTCTCGAAGTACAACGCCCTCTTCAAGTGGGCACGTAGGACGCGGCGGATCGTCGAGAACCCGATGGACTACTTCGAGCCGCAACGCCGGCAGCCGCGCAAGCAATACGACATCTTCACCGACGCCGAAACCGACGCCCTCCTGGAGCTGCCCGTCCTCGACTCGGCACCGCTCGCCCTTTTGTTCGACGCCGGGTTGCGGCGCGACGATCTCCGCAACATGCGGTTCCGCCACTGCGACCCGGCCGGCGACCACGTCAAAGTGTTGAACGGGAAGGGCGGCAAAGACCGGGAGATCCCGATCGTCACCCGGCTCCGCACCAGGCTCGCCGACGCGCAGATCCTCGAGGGCCTCGACCCGGACGACTACCTCCTCTACGGGTCTGTCGGGTATGCGCAACGGCGCCGGCTGCGGCGTGACCGGGTCGTCGGCGAAGCCACGTTCGCCCGCTGGTGGCGCCGCTGCCTCGACACGGC